ACAAAGAGCCCTAGAGCATCTTAATAAATCTCTTCAGAGCGATATCAAAGATTATAGTGCCCTATGGAATATCATGAGAGGACTCTACAAGGTCGATGAAAAAACTTCGAACTTTGGTCGTTTTGTTGACTCACTGAATATGTATAACTATATTCGTATGTCAGGGAGAATGGGGATTAACTCGATTGGAGATATCTTTCGACCAGCTTTTGTTCATGGTCTTGGAAACTATATGTCGAACGGAATTATTCCTCTTATGACTAATCTTGAAGCTGTTCGCCCCGCGATCGCTGAGGCAAAGGCAATGGGGCTGATTTCTGAGCGTGGACTTCGTCATCGAGTTATGAGTCTGATGGAAGTTGGCGATCCTATGGCACATCATACAACCACAGAAAATCTTCTTCGTAATCTAAGTTCCGGCGCAACGAAGTTTAACGGTTTGGCTCTGGTGCAAGACTTTGGTGATACTCTTGGAGCTTTTGTGACTCAAAGACAGGTCGTTAATGCTTTACAAAAAGGCGGAGACGAAAGATACTTGAGTTATCTCGGACTTGGTCCGCGCGATCGTAGAGCGGTTAAAGAAATGCTTGATAAGCATGTCGAATGGGAAGGAGGGGTTCCAATTGCAAATACTCATAAGTGGGAAAACTACGATGCGATTCTCTCTTATCGTGCAGCGATAAGCAAAGATGTGACCTCTCAGGTTGTTCGGCCGGGATTTGCTGATAAGCCGCTGTTCATGCACACAGCTGTCGGAAAAGGCTTCTTTCAGTTTCGAGCATTTAACATGGCGGCAAATCAACGAGTCTTTTTGCGAGGGCTTCAAGAAGGTCATGCAGCGCTTGTAACAAATGTAATTGGGCTTACGACATTGGGAATGTTTGTAAGTTGGCTTAAGGCAGTTGGTAACGGAGCTGATTCCTACGACAAATGGAAATCCAAACTCAATCCTGGATTCCTAATCGGAGAGGGTTTGGATAATTCTGGGTTCTTTACGATGGCCTTTGATATGTCTAACACAATCGAGAAGATGACTAAAGCCGGGGGCAAGGCAATCAATCCTCTTAAGACCCCGCTTGAAATTCCATGGGGGACTCACGGTGACGCAGAAAGCCAAAAGACCTATGGGCAAGATGTACTCTCCTCAATTGGTGGTCCATCGCTTGGGCTTCCTACAACGATTATGAGAGGTCTTGGCGCAACGATTGATCTTGGTTATAGTGGAGATATCTCTAAAGCCAAAGGTCGAGCAATACAATCAATGCTGCCGTTTATAGGATCGTTTATCGGTCTTAAGGAAATCGGCCAGTATCTTAACGACGATTCAGTCTATCGGAGGCGATGATGACGATCACAACACAGTCAAATCGGGTTGTTCACTCTGCGAACGGAGCAACGACTCAGTGGAATTATAATTTTCTGATCAACGAAGCCGTGGATGTGCAGATATTCACGATAAGTTCAACTGGAGTTAAGGTGCTTTTGAACGCCTCGACCTATTCTATTACAGGGCTTGGAAACCCTGTTGGTGGATTAGTGACTTATCCGCTGATCGGATCACCATTGGCTACTGGTTATCTTCTTGTAATTGAACGAATCCTGACTATTACTCAGCCGACGCAAGTTTCAAATCAGCTCGGCTTCTATCCACAGTCGATTGAAGACGCTCTTGATCGAGTTGTGATGATCGAACAGCAGCTCAAAAGCAGTTTCGGTGATGCCTTCACGGTGTTACCAGGACAAACTCCACCAGTAATAAATATCAATGATTTTCTCGGTGTTGGTGGTGCTGTTGGAATTGACGGAACAGGGAATTTTATTCGTATTCCGACTGGAGCGATTGGTTCGACTATTATTACGTCTCAAATTACTGATAGTGGCCCAACCGGGCGAGAAATAATTAAAGCCGCAGATGCTGCGGCTTTACAGTCAATTCTTACTTACGCTACTGCGGCTGATCTTGCAGCTGCGACAATTGGCGCAACCGGGAATTATGTAGTTATTCGAGAGAGAACTACTGGGAATGGTGGTGGTGGAGTGCTTCGTCGTGTTGGAGCGGTGAATCCTGGACATGCTTGGGCTATCGCCTCAAATGCTGGAGCGCTTTGGTGGGAATTTGTTCCGCCAGCAGTTACACCAGAACAAGGAGCGTTTACTGATCTTGCCGCTGCATCGTCTGCCATTGATGCTGTTAGTTATTATGGCAATCTCGAACTCGATTCAAGAGCTCGTGTAACGAACACTTATCCTGTTCCTTGGTCTACAAAGATTACTGGACCTGGATGCGATCTTATTACTTATCTTGGAATGGGGGTTAGAGTTGGTGATGATCTAACGCAGTCAGAGATTGATAATTTTCCTGTGAGACAGATTCACAAAGCTCGACGTGGAGTTAATCTGTCTCGTGTCGGGCAAGTAAAAGCAAGTCTGACTCGAACTGCTGCGCTTTCAATTACTACAAGTGGAACAGCTCAGGCAATCACTGGAGATAACTGGAAAGATCAATGTGGGGCTATTGATCCAGCAACATTGAGCTTTTTCAAAATCGGCTTTGGCTGGAGAAGAGTTCGTTTAACGGGCTTTCTGAATTTTGCTGCGAATGCTACTGGAGCACGCCAAGCCATTCTTTATAAACTTTCCTCGCCAGTTACAGCAATTACAATTCCCGCTGCGGCCGGCGTAGAGACCTCAGTTCCATTTACGTTTGAAGTAGATGTAACAAGCGGAGATACTGTTCAGGTTCTTGCGGTGCAGACTAGTGGAGGGGCATTGAATTTAACGAAAGCAGAGATGCACTTTGAGGTTGTCGAGTATGATATGATCGCACCTCCAGGTGAACGAGGATTAATTTTTCAGTCCTCGTGGACGGCGCTGGAGACAGCAATGGGGGGATTTAACAATCTCGCCAACACACTAGCCGGAACCAAGGATATTTTTATTCTCTCCGGAATTTCAACTTTTAATTCCGATAATGGTCTAGGTAAACAGACGCCAAAGAAAATCTGGTATAACACGAAGGGTGCATGGGCCTTTAGCATCCCGGTTGTTGCTGGAGAACGCTGGCATAGCCAAGCCGAGAACTTATCTTTCACTTGCAATGTGGGACATACTACACCAGCATCCGGAACGTTTGCTGCCTATCGTGCTGCTAATCCGACACACTGGACGCAGGTCACAGTTAACATTCAGAATCAAGCTGTCGGCTATTCTAAGATGCGACGTTTAATTCGCTATATTAAACGAGTTAATCCAGCAGCGGAAGTCTGGGGATACGCTTCCGCAGCTCGTGATGCTCCTTATTGGGATGCTGGAGGCAATCCGCAAACACAATTAACTGCTGTTGCTGCGGGTAATAATGCAAACGTCGCCTTTGAAATTTTAGAGTGGCGTGACGGCGGACTTGAGATAGATGGTATCTTTCTTGATCACTGTGCGTCCAGCTTTATTGACAGTGCACAGCTAGATAACGTCGTTTCGATTTGTAATCTGCTCGGATTGCCAGTGGCGCTGAACATAACATTCCCGAGCGTTGCAAACGTGCAGTTCGTTACAAAGTCAACACAGGTTCGTCCTGGTTCGATGATCGTGCTGGAAGGATTTTATCGTGATAACGGGGACGATGTAAACGTCTTTTCGCAGCAAGTTTTAACTGAACTGAATGACCATCATCGCGGCCGCCATCTGCGCTTCTTTGCCATCAACGAAGAAGCTGCTGCGACGCCGGTTGTGCCTGGATCTTTGAACGATATCAACGGAAAGTCTCTGTTTGACTCCTTCAAGCGACCCGGCGATGTTTATCAATATGGACGTAACAGTTACGATACCATCACGTAATTAGGCAACACTGCCTGATCGGTGCCGACCGTCTTCGGCAGGAGGACTTCGAACGTTCCTGATGTGGGAGTGTAACTTTCTCTTCTGTGACAAACTTAAGGGTGGAGAAATCCACCCTCTTTTTTCTGGTATATACATACGCATCATGCGTGGGTATATATCAATACTGTTTTTTGCCTCCCGGCTTATAACAAGTTATACCTCGAACGATCTCCGGAAGGATCATACCAGAGCGAGTCATGATCTCGACAATCTTCATGATCTGATGTGAGGCAACTTGTTCCGATAACAGAGCTATAATTCTTTGCTCTGCGATCGGTCGAGATTCTTTAGCGTATTGTTTCATTACAAAATACCATACGTTCTCGATTGCCTGAGTATCTGCGCCGGTTCGCATTGACTTAAAGATGTCCGGCATGTTGTTTTCAGCTTCTAGCATCCATGAATAGGCTGTTTCATAATCAGCTTTAGTAATGATAAGGTCGTTGCTTCGGGCTGCGGTTGCAACCATACTAAGCTTGAGCAGATGGGCGGTGCGACGAGCGTTATAAGAGTAGAGACGTGGATGCTCTGGCTCCGGTTTGTTTCTGGCGAGAACCCATTCGCGGATTTGCTTTTGCGCTTCTGTCTCGAAGAGCATTTGACCGTAGAGTTTTGCGATGATGATAAGGTCATGGACAAGTGCCTCTTGTTTTTTGATGATGGGAGAAGAGTCTGTGAAGATATCGACGGGGTCGCTTTGGGAACTATAAACCATAATGACTCGGGAGATAAATCCTTCATCCCAAGCGCCCTCTGGCATAAAGCCACCGATCCAAGCAGGAGTTGTCCCGCCAATTATATTGAGTTGTGGTCGAGGAATGTTTAAACCGTCTTTGTTTTTCATATGACGTTTTTTCTCGATATAAGGCTCTCCGTCCCAGATATCGGTTAGGGCTGACATCATCTCGTGATCGTATGCAGGAAGTAAAACACCAAGCTCATTGATCGGGGCATACAAGGAGTTATATTCTATAAAAGGCTTTCCGGGTTGGATTATATCTCGTCGGGCGTCACCAAGGGCGTCCATGAGAGAAGCTTTAGAAACATTATTTGGGGAAAGATGATTTTTGATTATTGGTTGGATTAGACGCATCAATCGCGCGGACTCTTTAATCGCCTGAGTTTTTCCAGATCCAGCAAGGCCAATAAGAAAACAATACATATTCGGAAAGAGATTACTACCTCTGGTATAAACCCAGGTCTTACGTTCAAGTGCAGCGGCGATCGTAGCTATCCCGGCCCACGTAGAGAATATCTCCGGAGCTCCAAATGGTTGCATGTAATCCCTGAAGGCCTCGATCCAGTTACCGAGTCTTCGCCCCTCTGACTCGATCATCGTTGCCCTTGTATTTTTTGAGTCCGTCAAAGTTGTCGATGACGTTGCCGTTGGAGTCCATGATTTGATCTGCCCAGTTCCAACCTGTTTTTGCCTCTGAGGGAATTATAAGTTTTCGACCACCATAGAGTTCAACTGGGACTTTGATTGCCTTGTCGCAAAGAGGAACGATTTCGGTTTCGAGTTGTTCAGGGAACTGAAAAACGATAGCATCGTGAATTTGAAGAAGAAGTTCAACTTTATGCAATCTCCATACATTTAACATTCCAAGATTAAGCAGGACTCCGACCGAGCCTTGAGGACCAAAAGCAATCGCCTCACGAATAGTTGAGTCGTCATCTCGGCGGCCAAAGAAGTATCGACGATGGCCAGTGAGAGTATAAAGAAAACCATTTGTTACGAGTTCATTAGCGACCCACTTATGCCAGAGTTTGATTGCTGGAAAGGCCGTGAAGTAACGTTCTTGAAATTCACGGATGATAGATTGGTCAAGTTTCGTATGCTGAGACATTGTATAAGGTTGGCCACGGTAATTAGTTCCGTGCCCAAGGACTTTCGCCATATGTCGATAGGAATGCTGGCGATAAAAAGGAAGCTCAGCGATTGCTCTATCACGGCGAAGATCCCCTGTCCATGGAAGTCCAGGCCATGCCATACGACAGACAGACGTGTGAAGATCTCCAGACTCACATGCGTCTAAGTATTTTGAATCCTGGAATATGTTCCAGCAAAAAGCTCCAACTGCTCGGGATTCGGCCTGTTCGAGATCGATGTAGCAGAGCTTTTTTTCGTCATCTGCGATAAATGGTCGTCGCAGTTTTTGCTCAATGTTTTGGAGATTTGTTCCAGTGCCAAAGTCGCTGAGAGAAGACGAGAAACGATATGTCGTCGTTCCTGCAATGTTATACGAAGTCCGCATTCGTCCATCCAAATCAATTGCTGTCTTAAGGACACCAATCTTTTTTCCAATGTCACGCATCGCGAGAATATGCGAGATAATTGGCCGAGCGTAGAAATACGCATTGAGTCTCTCCAGTGCATCACGGTTGACAGTCGAAACGTATTCACCCTTGTCATTGCGTTTTTTGATAGGTGGAATTTTCATTCTTGTGTAGAGAATATCTTTGAGAGCGTCATTAGACCGCCAATTGATAAAGATACCAAAGATCTCATATATGATCTTACGGAGCTGACGTTCAATCTGCTCGATCTGTTTTTCGTAACTGGCTATTGTTTTATCTCGCTCAATGAGATCTACCTTGATCCCGCGCATATTCATTTCAAGAACCGGAGCCATTAAAGACTTCGATGTCTTGTATATTTGAGTTGTTATATCGTCGAGCTGGGGTTTTATCTCAGTAAGGACTTCGTAGGTAACACAACAGTCCAGACCGTTGTAAACCCAAAGTTTCTCATGCTCGTTGAACGAACGAAAATCGGCCTTGCCTGTTTCAATGATTCGCATTAGTCAAGAAGTCCTTCAAGATCTGTGAGCGCAACTTTCTGTTTGGTGGTAGACATGATCTGTTTTCGTTTCACTTCCATTGGGATGTTGTAATGAACAAGAGCCGATTGAAAAGCCTCTTCAATTGTATCTCCGAAACCAAGACCGGTTGCGAGATGACTGTAGATAAAAACCTCCCAACGACCTTTAGAACAAGTCAAGGATGAGAACTTGATTCCTGCCGGGAGGGAAAGAAGGCATTCTTCGAAGGTCACTCGGGTTTTTCCAGGGCGGCTTTAATGCTATAAACAGTTTCTAGAGCCGTGATCAGATATTCTGAGACTTCTTGAAAGGTAGCATTACCCACAACCATACTCATTACAGCAAAATGCTGAACAAGTATAAGATTGAGTTTTTTAAGCTCCTGCGTTGTCACTGTTACAGGAACAACTTTTGGCAAGATGTTACTGATCTCTTGTAACATCTCGTTTTCCATTTTTGAGAGTTTAGGATTGTATGTCATCATTCATCCCTCTTGATTGTGGTGGTTTTCTTTCGCATGAGTTTCCATGCAGGTTCGTCGGTGTAGACAGATCCAAGAAAGTCTAGGCCTTTTGGAGACTCTGGTTGAAGTGCATGATGAAGAAGCATTGTATCGTCCTGCCAATTACGGACTGGGATTCCATATCGACGCCAGAGAAAGTGAGTGTCGTAAAGACCGTTCTGGAAGACTTTCTTTGCGGAGGACTCACAGATCTTTCGAACCCATTTCCAGGCAAGAAACTCATCGGACTCACTCCAGTAAACATTTCCAGGCGCACCAAAACGAGTAAAGGGAACAACGAGGCAAACAGATTTGTTTGGAGCAAAGCCAATACAAGTGATTATGTCTTGAACTGTTTCAATGTCAACGGAGATTTTAGAAGCTGAACGAAGGTAATTTTCCTCGAAAAGAGTAAGGTCTCTTATGGTTGGTTCAATCCAGATCTGACGATTGGGGCGACGGATTTCTGGAAACTCTGACTGACGTTTGGCTTTCATGAAGTCCAGAACTGTTACTGGCCTGAGTTCCCACTGGCGCATGATCGCTGCGGGATGATACGTCGGCAGAATCTTTAATTCATGCACTCCTTGCGAAATCGTCCCGCGAATTTTTCTAATACCAGTTGTTCCAAGAGTTGCCCAAGCTGCCGTGGCTCCGAGAGCCAGCACAAGATTTGGATTAACTGATTTGAGCTCACTTTCAAGACGGACAAGTTCTGGAGCGTGTTTTGCCAGGATATATTTTCCCGCTCGGATAGGGCCGCGTCCTGGGATACCCTCAGCTTTAGATCCACATAAGGTCTCGATATCGTTTTTCTCTGGCCTCAAGTTGAACACGTTAGTGACGTGACAAGTTGAACGATCTATGCCGGCATCCTTAAGAAGCTGGTTGAGTTGATAGCCCGACATACCGACAAAGGGAGTCTGTTGGCGCTCTTCTTCAGCTCCATAAGCTTCTCCGACGATTGCGATCTTAATCTTTGTCAAAGAGAAGATTCCCATCAGTGAGAGAGACATAGAAGAGCGGTTTTGACACAGACTTTGTGAAAGCAATTTCGTCTGCGACACCACGAGAACGATCGTAGTCTGAAAGCTGTGCGACTATGGTTCCGACAGAGTGTCTCATCCAACGACGATTGAAATCAAGCCAATACTCATAATTCATCGGGAGTTCAAAATCGAGAGATATCGCGTGGCAGGACCAGATGGGAGAGTAAGTAATAACCCCCTTGTAGAGCAAAGCTCCCATGTAGTCTTTAACAATGTTGGCTCGGGCTTCACGAATTTTTGGATCGTGATGCGTATAAGGCGAAGCAAGATACCAAAAGCCATCATGGCCTTGATGGTGAAGGATTTCATTGAGCATTTTTATTCCTCTCGTATTCATCCATGAAGGGCTTTGCTTCTTGATAGATGATTCGCATTGGATTTGAGATGTTATCTATTTGATATGCACTATAATACAATCTTAAAAAGAGAATAAGA